GGTGAATGAATACTTCATATCCAAAAAACACTCCCCTTCAAACTCAAATGTTGTGCTGTGTGGCTTACTGATTGCTATTTCCATAAACTTCAATGTTATTCATTAATAATTCGTATGCTCTTCTAGGCTGTCTGTAACCACTTTCTTCCATTTTTGTTACAAATAACTCAACCATTAGTCGGGTTCTAAGAGATGTTTCCATGTCAGATGTAAATCTCTTTATTCCATGAATAACTGTAGAGTGATCCTTATCAAAATATCCTCCAACCTCCATATAGGAAAGTGGTAATGTGTTGTATAGAAAATAGTACATCATTTGACGAGCCTGAACATTTCTTAAATCTCTTCTTGTGCTGTCATCATTGTTCCAAATCATCTTACTCACTTTCCTGATTGTATCTACATATTCTTTTCTCTCTTTGCCAAAGTTTACATCGTGTACAATATTCTTATACTTTTCAGCCTCAGATTGAATGTGAGGCACATAAATAACCAAGTCTGTAATAAATTGGTTTTTCTTTGAATCCGGCACATATTCCAATATGTCCAGAAAGTGGATTGTTTTTGTTTTCATATTTTGTTAAATTTAAGTTGTACTTCTTCTAATGTGTGTGATTTAATGAACTCCCAGTAAACATACTTGTACAGATTCTGAAGATATTTTTTTTTATACTTTTCGCTCATATTTGGTTTTAATATCCCCAATTCTCTGCACGTTCTTTTCTTTGCCTTTAGTATTATTTCTTCATTTACTTTTTGTTCTATTAAATTATGTTTTCGCAAATATCTAACATTTTTCTCACAAAATGCAAATAAAACTTCTAAAATTTTATCATAATTTTTATCAACAGAGATATAAACAGCTTCAATATTTTCTAAAAAATCTTCTTTTGACCCTAATAATTCCCCATCTTTATACTTTGTTATGGCTACTTGCCGAAGTGCTAATTGCATTGCCGGATCAGAATGGTATATTTTCATCGTATGTGATATCGTCTTGTATTTGTTCATAGTCATTCATTGGGTTGAATGAATATTTATCATCCATAATGCTCGTAAATCTTTTACACGCCACATCATACATAAAATTAATGTCTCCAACTTTTCCTATGAATGACCACCTTATCTTTTGAATATAAACCTTTGTTTGACCAGTAGCATAGTCTCTATACACTACGAATCCATTGTCGCATTTATTAAAAAAGTGAGCAGACCCTGCAATGTCATAAAGAGTTGGGACTACATAAGATCCATTTTCTTTTCTAATTTTAGTTGGGTGGGCAACTACAAACACATGAACTCCAAGCCTATCCTTAAACCTTTTAATTTTAGTGAGTGCCTCTGATATGTATTGTGTCTCATTAGTTCCTCTTTCGTATTTATGTTCTACATAATTCCATGGGTCTATCACTAAACAGTTTATACCATTTCTTTGAACTAGTTCAGATGCTTTGGCGAGTATTCCATCTATGGTCACATCTATTTCATCTATCTTCATAAAGAAAAAATTCTCGTCAACAAAGTCTTCAGCTTTTTGTAGTTCCTCCCTAGACATTTTGAGAATTTGATTGTATGAAGAGAATGACTTCCCAATATATATTTCGGCTAACTCAGAGAATAATATCTCTGTAGGCTGTTTCTCTGGAGAGAACATAGCTATTTTCCACCCATGCTTTGAGGCAAGCCTAACTAATACATTGCTCAAAAAAGTAGACTTACCTGCGTTAGGTGTTCCTGTAATTATTGTAAATTCGCCACCTCTAAAACTCATATGGTCATCAAATTCCGAATAACCAACTTTAAGTCCATGTGGAAATCCATTCGTATATATGTCAAGTATCTTATCTTTTACGTCATGTACTTTCTCTATTCCTTCTATTGGCACTTGGTAACTCTCTGCAACTACTTTTTGAAGTGCCTCAATTCCATAATTGATTAATATATCGTTTGCATCCTTACACCCTTCTATTGGGTTGATATACCACACCCTTTCCTTCCCTAAACGTCTTGCTAACTCCTCTCTTAGAGAAAGTCCAGATGAGTCATTGTCTGTAAATATTATAATTTTATCCTTGTCTTTGAAATGGTCAATACAGTTGTCCAAATATTTAAGATTCTGATTACCCTTGGTTGCCCCATTAGGAACGCTTATAACAGGGTAAATTTGAGCCTCATGCATAGACAAGGCATCCATCTCCCCCTCAACAATTACACACCAATTATAACCCTCTATTGCGTTCAGATTGTACATGATGAGTTCTGCATCTTTCACCATCTTAAAATTCTTGGCTGCGTCTCTATATTTTATATTTATGAGATCCGGTCCTCTGAAGTAATTAAAGCATATTGCCTTCCTGTTCTCTTGTACTTGAGGAAAATATGCATCTTCTTCCGTAACTTTAAATTGAAGGAGTGTGTTATTAGAGATACCTCTTGACTCAAACCAAGAAAGGACTTTGTCGCTAACTTTTTGAAGTTTAGATACCGGAAGTATGTATTCAGGCTTTCTTTCGAATGTGGAGACACTCTTTCCCATAAAAGCCTCGCAGTTTGGGTAGTGACATTTATAGACCCCAAGTTCTACATTCACGCTTAATGATTTGTCTCTTTTATTGGATCTTATATCCTTGCAGAAAGGACAATTTACCTTTTGTTGTGCCGATGTATTTTTGCACTCAATTCCAAGTGCTGTTAGTTTTTGAAAATTGTCCATTGTTATATTTGTTTAAAGAATCCTGGTTCTGCTGAATCATATTGTGATTTAGACACTTCGAGTATGTCTCCAAATGCAGTTCTAACTTTTAGTTTTACTTCCTGTATTTTATTCTCATCCTTAAACCAAATATGCATTTTCAATTTCCAATTCTTAATTGGTTTGTTATTTCTATCGTGCCATTTACCATCTGTGTAATAGTCATATGCTTTCTTCGCCACATCCTCACGATACCCTCTTTCTCTAAAAAATGCCTTTACCTCATCAAGACTTGGTGGAGAAAAACGTGCTTTCCCTATAATATTTGTATTATTATTATTATTTGTATTAGTATTTAGTATTTGTATAGGCATACTTTGACCGAGGTCGGTAAAAGCCGATGTCGGTGTTTTCTGAATGTCGGTTTCTGCCGATGTCGGTATTTCATGAACGATATGATTCCACCCTTTAAATAACTTAGTATCCTCGTCAATAACCTTGACAGAGACAATATACCCCTTTTCTTGGAGCTGCTTAAATACACGATCTATAGTCCCCTTAGACTCTCCTGTCTTCTCAGGGAGATGTTTTTTATAAAGAACCCAGTCACATGGCAAACTTAATAAGTATACCAACAAACCCTTTTCTTCAATAGTTAACGTGCAGTCTTGGAGTAATTTATTACTCAACATTGTGAAGTCCCTTTCAGACTTAGCTTTAATTATTTGTCCTGTGTTCATATTTGCGAAAAAAATGCCCCGAAGAACAGGGAGGTAGAGGACTCGCCTATTCAACAGGGCTAATAGTGTTTTAGTTTTGCCGGCCTCTACTCCAACGAAACAAAGGTAATTAAATTACGCTTTTCTCCAAATCCTTACACCATCTGGGTAGGTTCTAGCTGTTAGTTTGTAATTCATTTTTTTTCTCTGGTAAAATATTTTTGCTAAATATTTACTATTTTCCCCTTTAACAAAAAAAGAATCACCCACCTCCATTTCGGGCAGATGATATTCTGTTTTTCTTCCTCTTCCAGAAGTGCAAGGTATTGGGATGTTTTTTTCTATTTCCATAATATTGTTGTGTTTAAAATGCAAAGTAAATACATACACTAATTACTTTCCAAATGTTTTTTATAAACACTATTGACACTTTAATGTTGAAAAGTTAATTACAAACCATATATAAAAAAAATTATATTTGTAAAAATTAAAAAATTATGAATATTCAAGGAAAAATTAAGTCGGTAGGGAGTACCGAGCAAAAAACTCCAAAGTTTGCAATCCGTAAATTTGTTATTGAGACAGGGGATAAGTACCCAACCGTTGTTGAATTTCAGTTAATTAATGACAAGACAATTTTAATTGATCCATTTTCAGTTGGTGATGAGGTTGACTGCCATTTTAATGTGGAGGGTAGGGAATATAACGGAAATGTTTACAATTCTTTAAAAGTATGGAGAATAGACCAAATTAGCAAGGCAGAACCCATAGAAAAGGAATCCAATGCACAGCAGACCAATAAAAAAGATTCGGAAGACGATTTACCATTCTAAGAACGAAAGCCTCCCTAAAAAACAGGGAGGTTTTTTTGTATTTTTGATTAAAATACTAAGTATGTTCTGGAGAAAAAAACAAAAAGAATCAACGCTACTACCAACTTTGTGTAGCACAATTTGTGTTGTATGGAATAATGAAGATGATGTTATTGGTAACGCTCAATTATATTGCGACAACGTGCCTATTATTTTTGATATATCTAAAGTATCTGCTATCCAGGCAGATGTGGAATTTAAAGAGAATGGAACAATAAATATTGGGGATAGAACACTTTTGTATTTAGTCGGTGCAGATGACCCCTTAATTATAGACCAACCTTTTAATACTTTCTTAGAATATTTTAACCTATTAAAAAGTAACGAAGTACATAATGCTTACAACCAAGATAAATAAAAATATTCTGATTACAGAATGCTCTTCAGACAAAAAATGGATGATGTTATCAGATATCCATTGGGACAACCCTAAATGTAAGAGAGATATTTTAAAGAAACATTTAGATATGGCTCTTGAGCAAGACATGGGCATCGTTATTAATGGGGACTTCCTATGTTTGATGCAAGGGAAATGGGATCCTCGTAGAAATAAAAAAGATATCAGACCTGAGCATAATGTACACAATTATTTAGATGCCGTAATAGAGGATGCTGTAGATTGGTGGTCTCCATATATGAATAATATTGCATGGATTGGGTATGGAAACCATGAAACGGCAATTATCAAGAATACAGAAACAGACCCTCTTCAGAGATTTGTCGACTTATCCAACTATAAGAATAAAAGTAAAACTGTTACCGGAGGTTATGGAGGGTGGTGGAAGTTGCAGTTAAAATATAAGAACCATTCATCTCATGCTTTTAACGTGAAATATTACCATGGCACAGGGGGCGGAGGACCTGTTACAAAGGGCGTTATACAAAACAACAGAATGGGAGTTATGGTATCAGGAGCTGATTGTATTTGGATGGGTCACGTTCACGAGTTATACCATGTTATTGATGGGCAGGAGTCTTTAGATTATACACCAAAAGGAGGGTATAAAGTTAAGCATAGGTACGTTCATCATATTAGAACAGCCGCATATAAAGAGGAATATGGATATGGTGACTTTGGATATCACGTTGAAAAGGGTAGACCTCCAAAGCCTATTGGTGGATACATATTGTCATTTGATTATGTCAGAGAGTCAGAAGACGGTAGTACGGCAAACCTTTTGATTCCAAACTTCACACAAGTGAGAGACCATTAAGTACACAACAAAAAATGGGGACCGTTGTCCCCACTTTCTGCACACAATTTAACACAACAAACAAAATGAAAAGCATCAGAACGATGCTCAACAAAAGTATAGTAAAAATCTCACATTAAACACACTTAATTTTTTCAAAATGAAGTATTTGAATTATTTGCCTGTAGTTATGAAATCTAAAAATCATTTAGCAGAAGGTTTTGATTTTGGTGAAAATAGAATTCATTTAATAGTTCGATTCTCATCCCCTGATGCTGAATATTGGACAAACACAGACTGCATAGTTCATGAAGATTGGGGTAAATGGAAGAAAGGAGATGAGGTGTTTATAAAGTACATAGAAATTAGAGATGCATTTGGGGCGTATAGTGAAGGCAAGAATACACGCATAATAGATGATGGTGATACAGAAGTTGTTATGATAAAGCCGGATCTTGTGTATTTAACTATCCGAGATGGTGAATTTATAGTTCAGGATGGTTGGTGTTTGGTCAAACAAATACCGGAGGAGGAAAAGCAGTCTCTCATCTATACACCTGTAGCTTACGAACAAAAATATAAGGAGGCACATTGGAAAGTAATTGCAGTTGGAGACCCTTCTCCAAAAGAAGAGTTAAAATATGGTACAGATGCTATTCCTCAAGTTGGAGACACCATTTTAAGTAAAACGTGGGCAGGCATCCCATTAGAAGCTCATTTAAATAAAAAATTAAATGAAGAATATTATTTAGTTAGACACAACGAAATATTAGCTTATGAAGTTTGAACAAAGTGAGTTTGGAAAGTTAAAATATCC